TCAGTCCTCCTGCCATCTCCAGGATGGCCAATAATATCCCTGACCGAAGCGCGCGCCAGCATGAAGCGCGCAAGTACGGTCCCGTTTTGTTTCAATGCCTTCAATAAGCACATTCGCAGCGATTTTTGAACAAAGGGTGACCAGCTGTGTCAGCGCCTGAGTTTCACGTAAACGCCAGAAAGCGAACTTATCGATTTTTATTCCGCTTAATGGCAGGCGGCAGGATAAAAATGCTTGTCCTGACGCTTCATCAATATCATCCAGCCAGATCCGGTGTCCTCGCGCGGTCAACTGCTGAAGCGCACAACTCACCCTCAGACGCGCCGGGTCTGAGAGTGTAAAGAACGAGGCAGGCTCCACGAGTTCAATGTTCAGCGGTGGGCTGTTAAGTTGCAGTAAACGCTGGAACATTTCCGGTATGGTCAGAACGGTTATCGGCAAATTTATGAAAAGGTTGTCACAGGGGAAGGGGTTTTTTAACGCGGCGATCTGTGCTTCCAGCAGCATAAGCGCCCGGGCGGCGGACCAGTCCTGGAAAAAGCTTTCGTTTTGCTGATGCGGCGACAGCACGCTGAGCACTTCGGCCCCCACCGTGCGCGAAGATGAGAGGGCGACAATGGGTTCAAGCTTAATGCCTGTAATATCGTGTGAGATGTGCTGCACGCACGAGGGAAAACCTGTCTGGTCTGGCGCTGTCACTCCGTCGTCCTGTTCACTTCCAGCCTCCAGGCGGCCGGGTTACCGCTGGACAGTGTGAAGGTGAAGTAAACAGGAAAACAGCAGGCGTTACTTAAAAGCGGCTAAGCCTTTTCGCAGCCCGTAAAAGAGGGATAAATGTTGAAAAAACAGCCGTATTTACAATCAGCTAGTCATTATCGCCAGAGAAGGCGGAAAAGGCATTGACTCACTACGCATTGACCGTATAATTCCAGGCGTTTCACCACCGCGAAGTACACTCTTCTCCGTGCGCCCTTAGCTCAGTTGGATAGAGCAACGGCCTTCTAAGCCGTAGGTCGTAGGTTCGAATCCTACAGGGCGTACCATTTAAAAACAGGCGCTTACGCCAGTTTCAAGCCAGCCTGATTTTCTCCTTGTGTCGTATTTGTGTCATGGTTGCCAAAAATGGCATCAATTTTCCGTGCGTGTTCGCTTAAGTGGTTCGGTGCCAGGTGAGCGTATCGACGGACCATTTCGATGGACTCCCAGCCGCCCATTTCTTGCAGAACGGACAACGGCACGCCGGACTGAATTAACCAGCTCGCCCAGGTATGCCGGAGGTCGTGAAAACGGAAGTCCTCTATACCCGCTCTTTCCAGTCCAATGCGCCAGGCGACATTGTCATCCACTCGCATTTTTCGGACAGCCGGAGTGACGGTTTTATCCGGACGCGTAGATGGCTTCGTATGAACGAATACCCACCTGGAACTTTTCCCGATCTGATCCCTTAACACCCTGCATGCGGTATCATTCAGAGCCACGCCGATAGCCTTGCCCGCCTTCGCGTTCTCCGGATTTACCCATGCAACCTTTCTCTGCATATCGACCTGCTGCCACTCCAGATCAATGATGTTGGAGCGGCGCAGGCCGGTTGCCAGTGCAAATATCACCACCGGCTTTATCGACTCCGGCATGCAGGCAATTAACCGTTCTGCCTCGTCCCTGGTCAGCCATCGGATGCGTTTGCTGATCGGCTTTTTCGTTTTTATAACCGGGGCCGTTTTAATCCAGCCCCAGTCATTAGCCGCAGCCTTGAACAGAGATCGCATGAACGAAAGGTGCTGACTCTTTGTGGCCTGGCTTACCGGTTTCTCTACATACGGAGGCGGTTCCTTCCCACGCCGTATAGCCGCGTCCCGGCGCGACTCCCAGACCTGAATATGCTTACGGTTGACCATCTTAGAAACAGCTTCATGAACCTGATCAGCAGTGATGGTTGAAATATCCCGGCCAGAGAAATGGCGCAGGAAATATTCGATTTTGGTCTTATCGTCATCGAGTGACCGCTTATGCTCCTTCTCGCGGATCCACCTGATGCAACATTCCTCAAACGTCCTCGTCGGTAGTTCCCCAATTTTATCAACCCGCCACGCTTCAGCCTTCAGCTTGTCGTGCAGCTCCTGCGCTTGTTTCTTGTCCCCCGTACCAAGAGATCGTCTAATTCTTTTCCCTGTCGATGATGTCCATGGTCAATGCTCCCGGAACTGTCGGTTAATTCGGTTGAAGGTGAACGCCAGCAATAAAAAGGGAGCCTTAAGCTCCTGGGTGATGAGTGCCTTCACAGGGCGTTGTGCGGTGCTGCGGCAGCATCAAGTTGGAAGCAGAACTCAGCATCAAGGGAAGCGAAAAGGGCTGGTGGAGTGCGCCAGAGATCGCGCTGTTCTGCTGGGGTATGGCTTCCTCCATATCCAGTGCGGATCGAAACTTGGCTCTCTTCTTCCTCGGGCTCTTCTATCTCTGGCTCTGGGTTATCATCCACTTCACACGTCAGGGCTTCGCAGCTTTCAGTGCATGAGTTAGGGTCGTATCCGCCGCCACCTTTTATTGTCGCTGCAATTTCTTCGCGGGTATTGTCAGAGAACATTGCGATTACGCTCTCCAGGGAATTGTTACCACGATACATGATTTTGTTTTCCTGCTGGCGTCGTTCCACAACCCTTACTGACGGGGCGGTAATAAGATTCCAGAACTCAGCGGCGAGCTCAGGCTCGTCGCGTGCGGCGAGGGCGACCTTGTTTATTCCTTTTTTGATACAGAAAACGCAGTTACCCAGGTGTTCTGGAATGCCGAGGTCAAACGGCTGATCCTTCCACCAGTCGATAATGTCCTGCTTTTCGAAATCGCTTATATCTGCCAGATAGCTAACGCCTTCCCGAGGCTTTAGCCTGCGCTGCTCGTCAGCACGAATACCGATCCAAGTGTGATACTGGCCGAAGGTGTCCCGGCAATATCTTTCGAATACTTCCATTTTCATGGTCCGGGTGCAGAACGCGCCGTGGACGTATGGGGTGCCGTACTTTTCGCAGACATCTTTCCATGGCTGAAGATCAGGGCCGATATCATCAAGCGGCACCACCGAGTAACTGTTTGCCTTGCCCAGTTCAGGGTTAACCTTTACACGGAGGCAGATCAGGTTAATCGACCATTCACGCGCAAGCTTCTTGATGAACTCGTAGGTCCCTCTGTGCTCTGCCCCTGTGTCCATGTAGACATAGTGAACCTCTTCGCCAGACAGTCTCCTTTGCTCCATTAAATGGACGAGATAGGCCGAGGTTCTGCCGCCAGAGAAACTGACAACTTGAGGTATGCTCATACATCCTCCCGCTCCGGATCGTTAACATCCCAGCCATTACGCTCAATATTAGTTTGCAGCCGCTTATCTCCGACCTCTTCAATGCTGCGGCTGGTAATCTCTGCGACTTCAGCGTTTGAGTGTCGCCACAGCAGCGCCAGCTCTTCGAGTGACCATGCTTTCATAGCACTGACTCCATTTCGTCGATGTAGAGGCCCTGAGCAATCAGGCGGCGACGGCGGGCTGCACGTTCAATGCATTCCTTCCGTCTACCTTCCTGCGACTGCTCTATTGCGCGCCGGGTGAATAGCCGCGATTTACCCTGTGGTGTTACGACTTTTGGCTTCGTGACCAGGTCGAAAGTCCGGTCGCAGATGCCGTCCTCGTTGATCCACTTTTCCGACTCAACTATCTGCGCTATCTGCCCGGTGCCGCGGGTAATGCCGTTGGCGACCCGGTTAAACTCGATGAGCGTTACGCCAAACTTCTCGGCGATTTCGCTGCCGGTTACCGGGCGGCCACGCGTCTGAATCATCCAGATAACGCGCTCACGGAGGCCGGAGAATTGCCCGGTTCGCCCGGGCCTGCGGTAGAAGGGTGTGCGTTTCATTCGAGCTCCAGAATGCGGCGCTTCGTGTCCGCAACAAGTTCGAGGAAGTCTTTTCGGCGCGCTTGTAGCCGGGCTATTTCTGATTCACATTCAGCAGCTGTAAGGCGATAGACGATGAGCTGCTTACCGTCCGGGAAGTCTGAGCAGTAGCTGATGAAGTCCACCCAATCCCTGCCGGAGCAATCAAGGTGACCGACCAGTTGCCATCTGTATGCTGGATCGAAGGAGCCGCGGGTGAGGGTGGAGTAGTGAGTGGCGGCAATGACTGACTTAATCTCAACGAGCCCGTCCTGGCCAACGAGGCCGTCAGGGCTGTCGCCGTACGTTTCGTGATCAAAGAACCCGCCGTTATCCACGTCGACGAAGTTCATCTCTTCGTAGAGCATGCGGGCAATGGGCTCCTGTTCGTGCCCGCGTTCCATGTGTTCGTTTGAGAAGCCGAACTCAGACTTGCATCCCTTAATCTGCTCAAGAGCCAACTGAAGGGCATAACGCTTGGCTGGCTCACCAAACGCCTTTCCATCGTTAGCCATAATCAGGCCGAAGTTTGAAGCGGTGGCCTTACCCAGGCGAAGAGCATCCCACTCTTCACCATTTTGCTCGACGTCGTGCCAGATCATGATGAACACTCCTGCTCAAGCTGGCGGCGATGTTCTGGAGAAATGTCCATTCTCGCCAGCACTGCATCAAGGTTGCCATCGCGTTTGAAGGCTGCCTTGGCGTTATTCCAAGCCTGCGTTTTTTCCGGCGAAAGCACCGGCTTTGTGACGCGCGCCGGGCTTAAGCGGAGACCTTCAACCGATTCCTTTCCGAACCGGACATTCTTATCGACGTAGACCGTGACCTTCACGCCAACCCAATCTTCAAGGAATGGCGATCCAGTAATGCTTTTCAGCATCTTGCTGTTGGTGGCATTCAGAATCATCGGCTTGAGCTTTTCGCCGGGGCGCAGCTCGCGCTCTTCAAAATAAGCGGTGTTAAAAACGTCTTTGGATTTTTTTGTTTTGTCGTTTTCTAACGTTGCGCGGGCGATCGTCAGCACCGTTGGCTCAACGATGTCGGCGCTGCTCAGGTACTCGAAGTAAACGGATCATATCTCGGCGTCGCTGACGACGATTACCTTCTTATCTTCTCCCGTGACTATGGCGTTACCGGGACGATGCTCTGCGGCGCTATGCCTAAGTGAGAAATTAAATGGCTATCACATCATTTGCAGATACTGACGTAACTTATGCTGACGGGCAGAAAAACAAAGAACCAGTTCCAGATGAGATTCTGGCAAGCGGCTTTGTTCCTCCTGTACGCATGCCGGATGGTGAATCGCCACGCGTTTAACAGACACCTCAGAGTCATTTAAGATGACTTAAAGAGAGGTGCCCATGAGCGGTAAGCGTTATCCTGAAGAGTTTAAAACTGAAGCAGTCAAACAGGTTGTTGATCGCGGTTATTCTGTTGCCAGCGTTGCAACACGTCTCGATATCACCACCCACAGCCTTTATGCCTGGATAAAGAAGTACGGTCCGGATTCTTCCACTAATAAAGAACAGTCAGATGCTCAGGCCGAGATCCGCCGTCTCCAGAAAGAGCTGAAACGGGTTACCGACGAACGGGACATATTAAAAAAAGCCGCGGCGTACTTCGCAAAGCTGTCCGACTGAGGTACGCCTTTATCCGTGACAACTCCTGTTGCTGGCCTGTTCGCCTGCTCTGTCGGGTGCTGGATGTTCATCCCAGTGGTTTTTACGCCTGGCTTCAGCAGCCGCATTCACAACGCCATCAGGCAGACCTGAGACTGACAGGACAGATTAAACAGTTCTGGCTGGAATCGGGATGCGTCTATGGTTATCGCAAAATCCATCTGGATCTGCGTGACAGCGGGCAACAGTGCGGAGTAAACAGAGTCTGGAGACTGATGAAACGTGTCGGAATAAAGGCTCAGGTCGGATACCGAAGCCCGCGGGCACGTAAAGGCGAGGCCAGTATCGTGTCACCCAACAGGCTCCAGCGACAGTTCAATCCGGATGCTCCTGATGAGCGTTGGGTAACGGACATAACCTACATCAGGACCCACGAAGGCTGGCTGTATCTTGCCGTTGTTGTTGATCTGTTCTCACGCAAAATTATCGGCTGGTCCATGCAATCCCGGATGACAAAGGACATTGTCCTGAACGCACTGCTGATGGCTGTATGGCGGCGTAATCCCGAAAAACAGGTGCTGGTTCATTCGGATCAGGGCAGTCAGTACACAAGCCATGAGTGGCAGTCGTTCCTGAAATCACACGGCCTGGAGGGTAGCATGAGCCGTCGCGGTAACTGCCATGATAATGCGGTTGCAGAAAGTTTTTTCCAGTTGTTGAAACGTGAACGGATAAAGAAAAAGATCTACGGAACGCGGGAAGAAGCCCGCAGTGATATTTTTGATTACATCGAAATGTTTTATAACAGTAAGCGTCGGCATGGTTCTAGCGAACAGATGTCACCGACAGAATATGAAAACCAGTATTATCAACGGCTCGGAAGTGTCTAGATTATCCGTGGCGATTCATGGAGCATTGCTGGTTAAGACGCATGGCCTTGATGCGTTAAGCCTCATAGCCTGTGAACATGTTACTGTTGATTTAACTATCAATGGCCCGGGAGTCTTCCCTGCAATTGATACCCCCGACTGGGTATGCAGAGAAAGGAGAAGCCAGATTCGGGTACGATTCTGCTCTAGTTCTTGCACCAAACAATGCCCTTGATACCAGCGCATATACTGGTGGCGCATACGCAGGTGTTACAGGTCAATTTCCTAAATACAATGCAGACGGCAGCCAAGCTTCAGGTTGGCAGAACACATGGGGCAAGTTCCTTGGCGGCAACATCGGTAGCTGGGCTTGCGGTGTGAAGGTTCAACGTGCATGCCGTGGTATTCTCATCAACAATTGTGACATCTCTGGATTTAACTTTGGTGCGGTAGGTATTGGTATCCGTAACACGGCAGCGGCCTATGGAGCAAGTGATTACACCACGGATGCAGATGTACCTGATGGCGTGATGGTTATTAACACACGTATTCGCAAGTGCTACAGTGCAGGTATCTACGTCCTCTCTGGATATCGCCTGAACTACATGGCGAATAACATCGAAGACATCGGTCATCCTGATGGGGATGATGCATTGAACGCAAGTTACGACCCAGGCTACGGTATCACACATGGTCGAAATCGAAGAATCCGTAATGTAACAATTACAGAAAATATGATTCGTAAATGCCGACGCAAGTGTATTGACTTCCATGGTGGAGGTCAGGCTATCATCGCAAACAACCATTGCCTTGAACATGGGGTTGTAGGTATCTACGCTAAGTGTGGACCCGGTTGGGCACCCAACTATGAACCATATAACCTGATTGTCGCTGATAACTATGTCCGGTCTCGTGATGTACCTGCCAGTGAAACTACAGGTCTACTGATCGGCGCTAAGTATACACGATGCATTGATGTTGGTGGTGGTGGCGAAGCCACGCAAGCCACTTACCCAGAACCTTTTATAAAGATACACAATAATTACTGTGAACTCCGTGCATACGATGGGGTAGCAATAAATACAGGTGCTGGTGACGACAACTATGCAGTTTTCCAAGATATTGATATCAGCCACAATAGTGTTGTAATGAAGTGCAACACAGTCAACAATACGACAGAAGGCATAGCTGTGAACGCTGGAGCGGAATCCAACAAGGTTTACAGAGGGCAGCGCATACGCATGGTGGGAAATAGCGTTAAGCAATTTAATAATCTGTCACTTAATTACCGTGTTATTGGCTATAAAATATCTGGCATTCCAAAGTCAATTATCGCCCACGGAAACACTGTGGATTTAAACACGTTAAGCCAGGCAGGATTGCTATCATCATTTGTTTTAGATGGGAGAACGTACATCTCATTTTCTGGAAACCAAGCATTAAGTATCGGTTCTCGTAGTACAATGTCAGCCTCTGACCTAATTTTCTACGACAATGCAAGAATCTCTATTCCAGCAGGGGCGGCGTCAACTTCAATTCCAGCCAGCTTATTTAGAGGGGTTTGGCAGGCAACCATTGCAGGGTCTGGAGATGCATTTGGAGCAAGACAGGTTCAACTTGCAAGCACTGGGTCCTCAGGCGTTTCTACGGAGGTAGTTCGGTCTTCATCAACCGGTGTTCTGGCTAATATTGCCATAGGTTACTCTGGGGTTACCATACCAGCAGTAACAAACCAAACTGATGTTACTATAAGCATCAAGCCACTCATTCAATACGACTCCGTGCCATAAGGAAAGCGCCCCTTTAAAGGGGCGCTAAGTTACATTCTTTTGATGTATACTCTATATCCGTTATCATATTTTATTAACTTGATAAGGTTATTATCTTTCATAATCACACCATCACCATTGAAACGCTCGTCTTTAGGTATAGAAGATGATATTCCATACTGTTTCATGAGGCTATATTTAAATCTATAATTAGCAAAGGCAGAGCCAACAAGATATTGCGAGACAGGTATGGCAGAGTATATTCTCTTGACAGAGTCAGGATAAGAAGGGAAGCCAGAAATAACTAACTTATCACCAGTCCTGTATCCGTATTCAATAAGATTGAATGCTATATTCTGAGCGACCACTCTGTCTATGCGCTGATAAATATTGAACGCATTCGATACTCCATATGCTTGGCTAAAATTGAAAGCAATAAAAACTACAATCAATGATTTTGATAACACACCTAATTTACTCATCATTTCTACGCCCTTCAATAATGCGCACAATGATAATCCAGCGGCTATCATCACCCTAGGCTCTACTATAGGGCTTCTCAAAACTAGATATGGAGCAAACCCTAGAACTATTATTGCTATAAATGCAAATACTGAAAATGCAATTTTCATATTTCTTTCTATGAATGAAATTGCCAACATAACAATCAGTAATGTTAATAAGATAATACAAGGAGCAAAAGCAGTAACCTTGTAAAGCATGCTTATAAATAATGAGAAGTTATTTACAATTATCTTTAGTCCATCAACTGAAAGTGGTATTAACTGAGAGTGGGTGTCCGTGTATCCAGATGTATAGGAATCTCCATCAAAGAACGCTAGCATCATTACTTTATAAATCAAGAACGAAAAGAAAAGAGATGAAAACACCTTTATGATTAAGTTAATTACATCATTTTTATTTTCATTGCAGTACCTCATAAAGCACATTAATGCAAGATATGATAAAACAAATGGTATCGATGCCTGATATATTGATATTGAAATAAACCCAATCACCACCGAACTAATCCAGCAGACAATACCTCTCTCTGCACTCATCCTTGCCTGTAAAATAGCACCAAGACAAGATAATGACATTATTAAAGAGTCAAACCTGAAGTAAATATTACCTATGAATAAAGTTGAAGTCAGTGGTAGTAACATGCATGCAGCTTTAGCAATTGGGGATTTCATGCCAAGCTCAGCAGAGATAAGATACCCGCAAAAAGTCATCACAAAAGCACATAATATAATGGTAAGCGGGAAAATATCATATAAAACACCATCCCCAAAGAAATTTAAACCTCCGCCAAACATGCTAATCGCAGCCATTATAACAGAGGAAAGAGGCCTCCCGTTGCCCTCCCAAGCAGTAACACCAGTATCAGTCCTGAGCCAATCATCTACAACGTAGTTGTTATTAATGATAAAAGGCAATATGTATACAAATGATAGAGCCAGAGATATTAAAAATATAGACTTATCATTTTTCAGATTTCTTATCATTTTCGTCCCTTCAGCACATAACGAGGTCTATTTTTAACTTCAACGTAAATCCTACCGATATACTCACCAAGGACTCCAATTCCTATCAACTGTATTCCTCCCAAGAAAAGTATTGAAACAAGCAGGGAAGGATATCCGCGAACAGCATTCCCAAAAATGATGGTATCCAAAATCATCCATGCGCCATACAGGAACGCAGCACCGGCGACGAACAGGCCGATGTAAGTCCACATCCGCAGGGGGAAGGTAGAGAAACTGGTGATCCCCTCAAGAGCAAGGTTCCACAACTTCCAGCCGTTAAACTTCGTGTTACCCGCCACGCGCTCTGCCCTGGCATATTCCACGACATCAGTGCGGCCACCGACCCAGCTTAATACGCCCTTCATAAAGAGGTTACGCTCTGGCATAAGCTTAATATTTTCCACTACCTCTCGAGACATCAGTCGGAAGTCGCCAACGTTTTCCTCGATCTTCGGGTTGCTAATTTTGTTGTGTAGCTTATAGAACCACTCAGCAGATTTTCGTTTTAGTCGGCTATCAGTGGAACGGTCAGAGCGCTTAGCCAGAACCATATCAGCCCCGGTCTGCCATTTCTCTATCAGGTGAGGAATGACTTCGATAGGGTCCTGCAAGTCTACGTCGATCGGGATAATCGCTTCACCGGTCGCGTGGTCAAGGCCGGCGAACAGAGCGGGCTCTTTACCGAAGTTTCTTGTGAATGACAGCGGAACTACAAGTGGGTCTGCAACAGCAAGCGCGTTAATAATTGATTCTGTCGCATCTTTGCTGCCGTCATTGATGAAGACTATCTCTACTTCATGCTGTTTTAGCCCTTCAAATTCCCGAACGGTTTTATAGAAGATAGGAATTGCTTCTTCTTCATTAAATACCGGAACGACAAGAGAAATTTTCAT